AAAATCTAGGGAGAAACAATGAGCATTGATCACAAGGCGATTTTGGACATTGGCAACTCGTTATCCAACGAGGAGCTGGCGGCGTTGATTACGCAGCAAGGGCATCGGTTATGGGTTCATGTAGTAAAAGAAGGCGGGGACCGGGTGCTGGACGCTAGGATGAACGGCGCGTGTATTCAGATCAACGTTGGAGTAGACGGGATGCTAGCATGAAGTGGCATAAAAAAACCGACGAGCAATACGACACATACATGACGGTCATGGCGGGGGGCGACAACGAGAATGAGGCTCACTTGACCGAGGACGAGTGGTGCATGGTTATGATGGCGTTACGGGATGTGATTGATCTGGTGACCGGGGAAATTGACTCGGACTATATTGAGGATTGTTACGAGGATTCAATTCAGGAACTGAAAGACCTCCGAACAAAGATACTGGCGGTAGAAGTGTTTGATCCCTCTCCAATTTACGTTTCTGAACTGGATTTTCACCGGTTAAAGGCAGGGAAGGAATCGGTCATTGATTTTGTGGAACGTCAGAAAACAATGCGGGATTTAGAAAAACTCGTCAAGCGAGAACACAAACTTAACGAGGAGAACAAAAAGTAATGCCCCATTACAAGCTGCAGATTTACATTGAATTCGAGGCGGACGACGAGGAGAAGGCCATGGACACCACGGTGTCGATCCTGACCCAGCCGCCGCACGAGTTTAAAGAATTCAAGGAGTTTGACATTCAGCTGACTGACATCACCGGGATCGAACAGGAAGAAGAAGTTTTTAAAAGTCAGTTACTTTTGATGGAGCAGCAGTAATGGAAAGAGGTGTGTTTAACGTTCACGTCATCTACAAGATTGACGGGGACACTAAAGCGGTGGATATCCGGGATTTGGTTTTATCCGATATTCAAAAACACGTGCCGGCAGGCGCGGAAATTGTTTCGGTAGTCGCCAAGCGTCAGCCGAAACATCAACTAGGGGAATAGTATGGTTTTAAAGAGCGAGATGGAAAAGCAGAACGAGGCGTTGACTAAGAAAGTTAGGCGGCTTGAAAACAAGGTCAAGAAGCTGAAGTCAAAAATAAAAGAAGCAGATTCTGAAGCAGCTAAAATCGAGGAGTTTCGGATAGACGCGCATCGACGTTTGTACAAAGAAACGGAAGATCTTAGAAACAAGCTTTTTGAGCGGGAGCAGCAGCTCGACGCACAGGAAACGAAAGGCCCGGTCTTTCAAGTGTGTGATCCTTCGCTTCAATATGTTCACAAGCGCAGGGACTTGGGAGTGGATGTGTACGTTGAACGACACAGTAGCGAGGAGAAATTTTTGCTAACCCGGATTCCGATCACGTTTGATTATGACGTTTTTCAATCGATGTCGTTTGAGGAGCGGGCAGCGATCCTAAACCCATTGGTTTGTGGTCTAAGAGAGGCTTACAGAAGGTCCGACGAGCCAATCGTTCATATCGACGCGTCAATCAACGAAATGCACTGGACGGAAGAGTAAACATGAGTGATTTTTCTAAATTTTGGATGGACCCGGAAGATCCCCGGCACAAGAAGCTTTACGACAAGATCACGGATATTAGGAAGTGGGCAGCGGATGAGGGCTGTACGGACGAGGAGACATTGCGGTTTTTAATTTTTTTCTCGGCGTACACACTTTTTGCCCACACTGAAGATCCGAAGATGTTGATGACGTCGCTGGATGAATCGTTGTATGTGGCTATGCTGTCGTCGGCCCCGTTCAATGAGAATGTGGACGTGGAAGATCTGGATGAATTCAAACATTTATTAATTAATCCTTTTTTAGAAGATGAATCGACAATCCATTAAAAGTTTGTTATGTTTTGGGGCAGCTGATAACAGTCCCCTAGCTGTTCATCTCAGTTCCCAACCTGTAATGGGAACCCTTCCTACCGCGCTTTGTCTCACGACTGGCGCGGTTTTTTTGCAGTACATGTATGCGAATATAAAGGAGATTAGCTATGTCAGATGATTTTGATTACGGATCTATGCTGAACAACCGCACTAAAAAGCAGCTTGTAGAAAGAGCTAAAGGCAGTCTTTCTAATTGGCGAACCGAAACGGTGCCCAGCAAGATATCCGAAGACCTTAAACATGATTCCATGTTGGACCATGTAGTTCACGCCATGCAAGCTCCAAAGATGCGTATGACGTCTAACTTTTCTGATGTTTTTAACCTTGAGATGGTCTTTGATGACCGTGTTTCTAACAGACCTTCGGGGACGTTGTTTCCTCTTTGGACTTCCGCTGGGAAGAAAGCTTTGAAGAAGAACGCTTCTACCATGAGCCGTTGGGCGCGGGGCACAAACCGTTTTAACGTGACGCCGAAGCTTGCTAAGACTGCTTTTGATTTGACGTTTTCTATGCAAGGCCAGCAGCGCAATCAAAGCAACGCATTTTTTAACGCTCGTCCGCCTTTTGATGACATGTGGATTGAGATGGATGTGAGTGAGCTGGAACTTTTTAGCCATCAAAGCAATCCGCTTCTTAAAAATGTGACGCACATTGGAGCTAGGATTGATGTGTCTTCAGCGGACATGCAAGGCGGACACTATGCCCGGGGAGAAGACGGAAGCCATCAAACTTATGTTAAAGCTGGCACCGGTTTTACTACGTTGTTTACCCCGGGAAACATACAAACTAACACGATGGTTTTGTTTTTCAGGACGGCGGATAAAATTGCGGTAAGCCGTAACACATTAGTTTTTTCTCAGACTCAACCAATATGGGCAGAGGACGTTTTTGAGCAAATTGAAGTTATGGAGAAGTCCCGGGTTGAGTTGGATTTTTCCGCTGCCTCTAGTTTTCTAACCCAGACCATTGGCGACAATGAATTACTCCATGCGACTAACGACGCTATGCAGATCGTGGAATCCATGGGTCAAGAGGAGCGGCAACGAAGGCGTTACTCTGCGAACATTCTGGGCGACTTTAATATGCACTTTTGGGACGACGCAATTCAAGAACACTCTGGCTGGGTTAACCGGTTTCAAACGCTTGTTGAAAACCAGTTGTTTCAGGTTTTTTTAAACGTAATGAATTTATTTAATTTTGAATGGGTCACTCAGGATCAACAGATTGTTACCGGCGTCAAGGGCCGCAAGTTCCGCGATAAAACCCCGCCAAAGGTTGACTCGTATTGCGTGGTGGATGTGGATTTACCCAAGTTTAAGGGCGTTAAGTTTGCTCAGAAGGCCGTGGCGCGTCAGGAACGCATGGGAATGCGTCAGCACCGGGTTGTTCGACATAAACGAACGTACCACACCAAAAACGGCCCGATAACCCGTTGGGTTGGACCTATGCTTCGTGGCGATCCTAAGCTAGGATTTGTGGACAAAGAGTACAATCTCAACAAGTCAAAGGAGAGACTGTAATGTTTAATCAAACAGAATGGAGAATGATTTCTCAGCTATTGGCGGTAAGAAATATTTTAGAAAAACCTAATTTAACTGCGTGGGCCAGAACGTACTGGACCGGGGTTTACGTTAAATTAATGGAAGAAGAATAAAAAGGCTGCGGGTGAGGCCACGTCGCGAGTGGCTATATCGCAGCATTAACCAGACGGGAGATAGTGCCATGGGCTAGAGTTAGTCCCAAGAAAACCCTCCATCCGATCCTTTAGTCAGTGGAGCAGAAGGGGACATAATATCACGAGGGATCGGCACTCTGCAGGTCGCCACTGCGGAGTGTGATATAAGCAACTTTTTAAGAAAGGGACTACGGTCCCTTTTTCTTGTCCTGTCGATAAACAAAGTGATTGGTTTTAGCAAAGAAACGTTTAGATAATTCCAGTTTTTTAGAATTAGAGACGGTTATGTCTACTTCTTCGATCTTCCCGCCTTTTTTTAAAAACTCAGCGACTTGATCTTCTAGCTCTTTGCTTTCTTCTTGTTTCGTTTTTTTCATGGTTACCTCAATTAAAGGTCCGTTTTCGACCACAAGTGGACCGGTCTTGCTCCGAAGGATGAGCTATCCTTTGGTCTAAAGAGGTAAAGCCCGTTTTCGACCCGCAGAGGGCTAAGCTACGCATGAAGGGGTTATTACTCCCCTTGGCCTAAAAAGACAAAGCCTCGGTTAGTAGGTGGCTAACCGAGGCTCTTTCGGCGTTAAACTAGCGAGGTTTCTGCCGATTAGGGGGGAGTTCAGTTTTAGAGAGTTGAACCCCCACATTCTTTCAAGGTTAGGCAACTCCGTCAAGTTTCCTAGCCTCTTGCTTTCTATCTTCTTTCCATTGCTCAAAAATCAGCCGAAGCTGCCCGGAGATAGTCCTCCCTTCCAAGTGAGCAATCTCGCGTACTTGCCGATACACTTCAATCGGCACCAAAATGCTTTTCCATCTTGTTGTATCCATATGCGCTATTATAAGTGGATCTCATACTTTTTAGCAAGAAAAACAACAACTATTTTACTTCTTCGGCTTCTCCCCACGAAGGCCCAAGATCAATGTCACATTTATTGGGAACCCTTAAAGTAATGGCGTTTTCCATAAGCTCTTTAATTTTTACCGCGTGGTTCCGGTCTTGTACGCTACACCCTAATTCATCATGTACCTGCACCAAAGGCGTCTCTCCACTCTCGTACATATCGACCATGGCCTGTTTGGTCATGTCAGCTGCAGAAGCTTGGATCAGACGATTCAACGCTTTGTACGTGTAGGCGCGTTTCAGAGAGGCGGTGGACCCGTACTGGGCCTCTGCTTCCTGTCTGGGCAACGCTTTGCGTAACTCAAACCCTCTTGGCTCCCAAAGCTCAAAACGGCATTTACGGCCTTTCAGGGAGCGCACAGCACCATCCCCGGAAGAACTTTCAACTTTTAAACTTACGCCGTTCATCAGCTCTTTTACAAAGGGAACCCGGGAGTGGTATTGCTTGGTCAGCTCCTTCGCTTCCTCTGGATCGATGTCGAGCTGTGCAGCAAGCTTGTTGACGCCCATCCCGTACATCATGCCTAAATTTATTACCTTGGCCTGCTTGCGTGGAATGTTAGCCATCTCGGAGACCATCGTATGAAAGTCCATGTCAGGATCATTGCGATAGCCATCCAGAAACTCATCGACGCCCCGTAGCGACGTGCGCTTCCACTCGCCAAAGACGCTTGCGTAATGAACCAAGATCCGTGGTTCTTGCTGCGAAAAATCTATGGCCGCCCACTGCTCACCTTCTTCCGGGAGAAACAACGAGCGGATCATTGGACCCAGCTCTGGATCTCTAGCCGGAATCTGTTGGAGGTTGGGGTTGTTCATACTGATCCTACCGCTAACGGTGCCCCCGTCGTCAGAACGGATCTGATTCACGTGCCCATGGATACGACCATCCGGTCCCACGTGCTTCATAATCGAAGTAATAAAAGTCCCTTGGACTTTGTTCAGCTCCCGCGCCTTGACGACTAGCTGGGGGAACTCATGCGGATGCTCGGAAAGAAAGGACTTGGTAAAGGACGGCGCACCCTTCTCTGTCTTAGGGTACTGCAGTCCCAGCGTATCAAATGCTTTAGCCAGTGATGCCGCTGCCCAGATCTCAACATTAAACCCAGCAAGACTTTTCACCCTTTTCAGGGTGTCCTTTTCCCGTTTGAGTAATTCCTGTTTGGTCCGCTCAGCACGGTCCATGTCCACGCGAATACCGCGCCATGTCATGTCGATCAAACATGGGGTCAACCGAGTCTCCAGATCAAAAACGGTGGAAAGATCCTCCGCTGCCAGCCGAACTTTAAAAAATTTGTACAGGTCCAGTGCCAACTTGGCGTCTTGTTCCGCATACGATCCAACAAACTGGGCGGGCAACTTCCAAAGTTCAGCCTTCGGATCAACCCCGAAATCTATCGCAGCCTCCGTAAGGGTCCGTTCAGACTTTGCTTCGCCCAGATAATCGAAAGCCAGTGCATTCAGAGAAAAACTAAATCGGTTCTCGTCCAGCAATGAACCCATGATCATGGTGTCTATGATTGGCCCGTTCATCGTGATGCCCATCTGACGCAGCCAACCCGCGTCGTACTGAGCATTGTGCATAATCTTCGGGCAATCGGTTACGAGCTGCTTTCTCAACCAGTTTGTGACAATGCGCTTATCCAGATTTCCGCCGCCCAGATGAGCAATTGGTAAGTATCCAAACCAACCCTCGACTGCGACAGCTATGCCGACAACCTCACCGTTCCCGGTGGGCCAGCCCGGGCCTTGGGTTTTAAGATCCGGGTCCCGTGTCTCAAGGTCTATCGCAATTTCTTTAGCGTCAGTCAGGTCAGGAAGAGGATCAGGTGGAACCCACTCCGAAGGAGGGGTAAATAAAGGGAACTGTAATCTACTTATCGTGTTCATTCTCATACTCCATTAAGATTTCGACGTAGTGCCGGACTTTCTTTAAGTCCTCAATTCCCCCTTTCTCACGCCAGCGCGTGATGTATTTAACGATGTTGCCTTCAATGAAAGGCAGCTCGTTTGCCAGAATGTATTCAATGGGTTGAATTTTCTGATTCTTATAGTGTTCGCCTGCAATCTGTTCTTCTAACGATTTCATAATGGGTAACTCCTGTAAAAATTCTCGGGGGATACCGTAAATAAATTTTCTCTGGTGCGTGTCACAGCCACGTAAAAAACACGATGCAACGCATCCGGGTTCGTTTCTAGCGTTTGTTCCGCCGCCACAGTCAGGTCTGTAAACAACACGACGTTATCGGCCTCGCCCCCTTTTGCCCCGTGAATCGTGGACAATCGAATGCGAGGAGCTGCGTTTAAATCTTCCCCCCGCCGTATCAAGGCGTTGATATACGCCCGGTCTACATCGGGCAGCTTATCCAGTGCTGTCTCCCAGTCCATATCTAATGTCGCCAGCAAACCAAATTCATTTTTTAAACGCGCAAAGGTAAACATCTCATCGTCATCCGCAAGTATACGCTTATGGCCCCGGGCTACACGCACACCGTTACCTGTCATGTAGGCATACAATGTTTTTACTGACGTCAGATTGATCGGTTCGTTCTTCTGTAGCTTTTGCCACGCATCCAAAGCGGTACGGATTTTTAACGTTAGACTAGGGTGACCGTCCGCCTCAAAAAAGTAACCTTGTTGTTTTAAAAAGTTCCTCACCGGGTTCATAAAGTAACGAGCCTGCGCCAAAACCAGCCACGATCCTTCCTCAAACGTTAGGTTTTCAATCGTCTGCACAGTCTCTAACCGACCCATGTCCTTTCGAGGCAAATAGGTTTTCGGAAACCGCCGGTTTATTCGCTTGGAAATGCGTTCAGCCAAGGAGTGGATGTTCCCCGGGATACGATAGCTCTGCTCCAACACCTCAGAGCCGCCCGGTAAATTAATAAAATGCTCGACGTCAGCCCCGGCCCACTCATAAATCGCTTGGTCATCATCGCCCGCGCAGTACATTCTTTCTGATTTGTCATCGATCACGTGAGCAATCTTCCATTGCAACGGAGATAAGTCTTGAGCTTCATCCAGCATGGATATCTTAAACCGAGGACATACGTTAGGTCCCATCTCAGAGAACAACTCCAACATGTCAGTGTAGTCGTACAACCCATGAATATTTTTATACTCTGCAACTGCCCTAGCCACGTAATCCACTTCACGCCACGATTGTTCAATACTGGATTGATTATAAAGCTGCTGAAGCGGCATCATCTTTAACCGCGCCAGTGTAATCAACCGCAACACTTCTGATTCTTTTCTTAATGCACTGGACAAGTTTTCATCAACCTCGTCTTGACGAGCTGCAGAAGACACCAGCTCAAAACCAATGCGGGACTCAATCTCCCTGTAATGTTCTGACTGCATGAGCTGCTCTGATTTCAAACCAGTTAGGTGAAAAGCCAGACTGTGCATTGTCCTGAAATACGGTAGATCAGAACGAGGATCAAGCCCAAACCGCTGACAAGCCCTTTCCTTGGCTTCGTTAGCAGCCTTGCGTGTAAATGCAAAGAAAGCCATTTGTTGAGACGGCACCCCGGCTGACAGAGACTTATCCACAATGTCCAACAACGTTGTGGTTTTGCCCGTCCCCGGGGGACCAAATATCCGCATCAAAACGGAACTTCCTCGTCGTTAGTAAACTGAGGGGTTCTGACCGACGTTTCCCCCACGGCAAAAGCTGGAATAGACCAGACGCGAATCTTCTTTCCCTGCACCCTCAACTGCTTAGCTTCCCCGTTTAAATCTCGCAGCCTCTGAGCCAATTGATGTGACTTGTAAACTTTAAAGTTAGCCTTAACCAGATAGGCTTCAAGGTCTTTAAGTCGAAAGTAAGTAACCTCTTCTTCCTCGTCCGTCCAAGGCCGCTTCAACAGAATGTCTTCCTTGTCTTCTGCCCG